GATTGTGTTACTGTACAAAGTATGAGTGGTAACACTGTTCAACCAGCTGATTTTGATGAGTTAAAAATTGAGGTTGAAAATATGAAGATTAAAGTAAATGAAATGTTTGGTTCTCTAGATGGTGCTGATCCTTTAGGAACAATAACACTTAGAAATGAACTTGCTTCTATTAAACAAGCACTTCAAAACCACGGCATAACAATTCAATAATTAAATGGCGATTAGAAAACCACCTGCTGATAGACCAGGAACACCATTAACTAATAGAAACTTTCTATCACCTGTAGGGTTTAAGTTTTCTTTAAAGAGAGCACCTGGTGTTGCTTTTTTCTGCAATCAAGCAAATATACCATCTATGGATCTTGGTATTGCAGAACAACCTAGTTACTTAAGAGACATTCCAGTTCCTGGTGATAAGATTCAATTTGGAGATTTAACTTTAAGATTTCTTGTTGATGAAGATCTTGTCAACTATATGGAATTGCAAAGGTGGATTCGTGGATTGGGATTTCCAGAAAGTATGAATGAGTTTCGTAAGTTAGAGGGTGAAGCAGTATTACCAGGAAACTTTGGTAATGCAGGAGATGACATATATTCTGATGGAACTTTGCAGATATTAAGTAGTAATTTAGTACCTTCATTTCAGGTAGTATTTAATGACTTATTTCCTTATACTTTATCAACTATAACATTTGATGCAACGGATGCTGACATAGAATACTTTACAGCAGACGTGTCTTTCAAGTATACTATATACAACCTTACTGATATGGAAAATAATCTTTTATGAGTGTAACTCTTGAAACTATTCAAGAGATGTGGGAGAAAGATGCAAAGATAGACAGAGAT